GTATCTTACTGACGAGTATGTAACCGAGAAGATTTTGACTATTCTCGGAGACGGCGACAGAGTTGATGATATTCTCAAGCAGAAAGAAGTTGAGGATATGGACAGAAGCGGAGATATAGGAAATGAAGATGAACGAGGCGATGATTTGGACGGACGAGGAGCTGGAGGCGCTGGAGAGGAGGATAATACGGGCTTATTCGGAAGCGGCCAGTGAAGCCGAGCGAAAAATGCGTGAATATCTCGATACCTTCGCAAAAGAGGACGCTGTGCAGGCCAAGAGGCTCAAGGAGGGGCTTATTACCAAAGAGCAGTATCTTCAATGGCGAGCGGGAAAAATCGCAACAGGCAAGCGCTGGGCTAATTTAAGGGACAGTCTTGCCGAAGACCTTGCGAACACACAGCTTATGACTGCAGGAATGATAAACAATACCCTTGTGGATATCTATGCTGAAAACGCAAATTTTGCCTTGTATGAAATCGAGAGAGGCACAAACTCGGCGCTTTCCTTTAATCTTTATGATAAAAACGCTGTGCGCCGACTTCTCGATAAAGACCCTAACTTTATGCCTACTGTCGACCCCAAAATCCCGAAGGAGCTTCGCTGGAACAGGCAACACATAACCAGCCAAATGCTTCAAGGTATCCTGCTTGGCGAGAGTATTCCCAAAATGGCCAAGAGGATGAGGAATGTAACCAATATGGATAGGGCGGCTTCGATAAGGAATGCCCGCACTTATACTACTTCTGTCGAGAATGGCGCAAAATATGACCGATACAAACAAGCAGAAGGAATGGGTATAGGACTCGAGAAGATGTGGCTGTCCGCAAGGGATGATAGGGTCAGAGATTCACACAGAGTCGTAGACGGCGAGATTGTACCGCTTGATAAGACTTTCTCGAACAAACTTATGTACCCAGGCGACCCCGAAGGAAGACCCGAGGAAATCTATAACTGCAGGTGCAGGATTGTGTCGATAATCAACGGGCACGAATATACCGATATCGAGCCTAAAATCAAAGGTGGAGAGTCTTACGAGGAGTGGAAAAAGGGCAAGAAGAAGGAGGCGAAATCACAGGTCGTAAATGGAAAAGACCTGTCATCGACTTGGGAACGCAGAAGCGATGAGTTCAAGTACGATATTGACGATGTGGTAAATGCTCAAGGCTTCGACGGAAAGCCGAGGGTAGTTTCTGCGGAAGAATTTGACAAGTATGTGAAGCAGGCAAACGGAGGAGAGGGCTTTGTCGCTCAAAGAACCTACTCGGGACCCGATGAGCAGGCTGTAAATACTTATAGGGATGAGCTTTATAATGGCAAGTGGTACATCAGTTGCGATACTGGAGGCTCCGCTTATGGCAAGGGTATGTATTGCGCAGGGAATTACGAAGGCGAGCTTACAGACAAGATTCGTAAGGAAATGAAAGACTACCAAATGCAGAATCTGAATTATTCGGGCAAGGATTCGGCACACTTGGTTGAGACATTAACCCTTGACAAATCAGCAAAAATCATTGATGAAAAAGACATAAACAAAATGCAGGTTCTCGAGGGAAGCAGAATGCGTGCTTATAGTGAAGCTATAAGTAAAGCTAACCTTACTGACGAGGAGCTTGCGTATGCTTTAGCTGATTATAGGCCAGCAATTTTAAATAATAGCGACTTATTCCCTTGGAGCCGAATGAAGGAAGTGGACAGCTTGGCGCAGAAGCTCGATAGGGAGCTTTCTGTTGACGAGTGGTACAAGAGATATGATGAGGTAATGAAAAAGATAGATGTTTCGGGAGTAGAGGAAAGAGTTAAGCAGGGACAGAAGTTGCGTGAGCTTGACACAGGAGCGTATGCCGCCTTAAAAGGATATGACGCAATCAGAACCGAACACGGCACTTGCAGAGCAGATACTATCATATTAAATCGTACCAAAGTCATATTTAGAGGAGAATAACTATGGAGGAAGGAAGAACAGAGCTTCGCAGGAACGAAGATACTGGAATACTTGAGGTTTGGCGAGACGGCGAGAAGGTAGGCGAAATCCGAGCTATGGAGGACGATATCCGAAAATGAGCAGTAATTTCGAGATAATCAACAATCACATAAACGAGATAGTCGGGCTTACCGATGAAAAGATAGCCCTCATTATTGAGGAATGGGGGCTTGTCGCCGAAACCTATGCGGCTCATTATTGTCCTGTCGATACTGGAAGGCTTCGGGCCAGCATAAGCCACGGAAAAGAAGGCGATGATACTATGGTTGTGGGAACGAATGTCGAATATGCCCCTTATGTCGAGCTTGGAACAAAGTTTCAAAAAGAACAGCCTTATCTTCGCCCTGCAATCAGCAAACATATGTCCGAATATCAAGAAATCGCCAAGAACATACTTTCGAATTGAAGCGAGATGTCAATACAAATTTTCCAAGTAGTGTAGGATAACAGGTGCTTTGTGTAGGATTAGTGTAGGATAACCTTTTTATCCTACACTATTTTTGTATGAAGAAAAAAGAAGCAAGTTTCGGCAAAGAGAAAAAAACTGTTGACATCTCTTTATATTATTATATATTATTTTCTATACTTCTTTTTTCTATGTAGGAATGTAGGATAAATAGATAAAAGTAATAGTATAAAAAAATATATATAGAAAAGTTTATAGAAATGTAGGATTATCCTACACTATTGGTAAAAAGCAGGAAATAAAAGAAAAAATAAAAATATATAAAAAAATATAAGAAAAAGACTTGACAAGGGCTTTCGGGTATGCTACAATACATACAGATAGATAAGAGAGGTCGCAACAAAGGTTAGTAGCACATCAGTTGAGCCCAGCGCCGATTGAAACTGCAAAAGCAGGACAGCGAACCTAAAACAAAAAGGAAACCCACAGGAGGAAACAAAATGAAAGACACAGAATATTCCAAGTTTGAAAAGGTGGCACATAGCGATATCCTTGAATTTACCGATGAGCAGATTGCCTTTGTGGAAAAGCATTGGGGCAGGCTTGAGGATTTAGGCGACGATGTGGTCCTTGATATAGCCAAAGAGCTTTTAGACGACAAGCGAGTTGACGGAGGATTTATCATAGTTATCGAAGCAGATTGGAGCGCAGTCGATTCGATATGCTACGAGTATATCACAGAATTTCAGTATTACGAGGGCTAACAGCCCTCTGATATATCGGCAGGGGCTGGAAACAGCCCTTGTCTTTTTTGTAAGAAAATAGCAAAAAAGTATTGACATAGAGATATGGGTATGGTACAATACAGACAAGAAGAGGAGATACCTCTAAAAATCGAAACCCAAGGAGGATACGATATGAACAGCAGATACGAGCAGGTATTAGAAAACATAGGCTTTACCCTTAAGAACGAAACAACTATGGAGTGCAGACCCACAAAGATTTACGAAATGAAGGTTGGATTCACAGGTCGCTTCGAGGTAGCGCTTGAAGATAATGGCACAGCAAGACTTCTCAAGCCTAACGGAACATACAAGTGGTTAGTCGAGAAAACGCCCGCACAGCTGGGTGCGATTTGCAGGCAGACGCTCGACTTCTATCGTTAAAAATTTTTAAAAACGTTAAAAATTTTTAAAAAAAATTCAAAAAAGTATTGACATATAGGTCTGTATGCGATACAATACATACAGAAAGATAAATAAAGCGCCCCGAGCGCAGGAGCCCAAAGGAGGACAAAATAATGGATATGAATAGAATTCAGAACAGTACAATCGCAAAGCTGGACCGCACAGAGATAGGCACATTAGGACTTTTCAATGCAGGAGTGATGACATATCTTGGAGAGATAAAATCCCGCAGGAATGGTTACAAGGTTGAAAAGGTCAACGAATATCAGACGAACTTCGTAGCCGAGCATTACAGAATGGAGTTCATCAAGATTCAGCAGAGAACAGATGAACCCGAAATCGCCATGAGGATGTTTAACTTCGATACGCAGAGCTACGAGCAGGTACAGCCCTTATGGGGTCTTGATTTTCTGAAACAATAAAGTTAAAAAATATTCCAAAAAGTATTGACATATAGTTGCGGATATGATACGATACATACATAAGGAGCAGGAAGCTCCTACATCACGAAACCCAAAGGAGGAAACACAATGAACATCTTAACCACCACCGAGTACGAAAAGAAAAAAATCGAGTTCCTGCAGGCGCACAAGCTTGACGAAATTCGCACCACTGAAATTGACAAGG